CCCCGTATAAGCCACGAATAGACCCTCACAAGGTCAACCAGTGGCAGGACTCACAAACTCCCTAAAATGGGACGATATGAGACCCTCAGAGAATGGGGTCTCACAGGCTCCAGAATGGGTCTATTTTGGGTCTGAAGTGGTTCCCCATAGTGGGACACTGGTGGGACAATTGAACGCCTAGAATCCACTATTTGACCACCAACAGTCCCCAGAGGCTCTGCAATGGGGTCTGTAGAGGTTTTGGGACTAAGGTGGGTCAACTTTTAGACCCTCAAAGGGTCTGCCAGTGGCTCTGCAATGGGGTCTGCAGGGGTTTTGGGACTAAGGTGGACTTATGTAAATGAGAATCATTCCCATTGGGGGTCTATAAATAATATCGGGTACCCGTTAAATTTAAAGTTTAACCTATATACTCTATAGATCAAGTTTTAAAGTTGGTCCACCTATCTAAAATACCCCCTAAGAGTCCCTAAAAACCCCCAAATTCCTACTATTTTCCAATTTTGTAAAAAAAAGGGTCTATTTATATGACATCTAATAGAGAATACACCAATTTCGATGGTTTTCAGGTACCATAAAGGTAATATTAATGGTTTAGCAATTGTAAGCTAGGATTACAGTACTTCAGTTAGGCTGCAGGGGATAAGAGATGCCGTAAAGGACCCATTAGGGAGGAATTGGATTGTATTTTTATTTAACTATAATGGTATCTTAAGGATCCATTAAGGACGTTAGAGAGACCAATAGTGGTCTTCCATTAAGGATCCATTAAGGATCCACTATGGTCTCCTATACCCTAATCTCTTATCCCTTGTAGTTAACTAAGTTTAAGGAGGATTATCTATGACCAAAAAAGGTACCAAAGAAGAGTATTTGGAGGCTACTAGGGACTTGGCAAAAGAGGTAGAAGAAGGAGTCTCTAAGGCACCAATAGATAGACAGACGGGGAAGGTTCATAAAGGGTATGAGAACTTGCGTCCTTTTAAAAAGGGTGAGAATTTCCACGGAGGTCAGAAAAAGGGCTATAAGACACCCAAAACAAGACTTAAAGAGCATTTGAAGATGATCAAGTTGATTGAAAGTGACCCTGAGTTGACTGCCCTTGTGGAATCAATGGGTACTACTGATATGTTTGAGGCTCTGAAGAAGACTGCTTTTGCTATGTTTGCAGTTAATCCTACAGATAAGGATTTATTTGACCGTGCATATAAAGCGGTTGCAGAAGATAGAGAGTATACCGAAGGTAAGAAGGTTAGACAAGAGGTTGACCATAAAGTTACTCAAGTAAGTGATATGACCATAGAACAGCTAGAAACGGAATTAAGGGAACTTGATGATATAACGGATGTCGAAGAAGAGGAATGATATGTCGGAAAAAATTGATTTTACAAAGGATTCTGAGTATATAAGATTATATGGCAATGGGGAAGATGATTCCGAAGAGTTTATGGAATATGTCTATAAAAATGAATTAGGTACTGATTTTGAAAAAGTAGAAAGTGGAGTAGGAATTGGTAATTATGAAAAAGAAAAGGAGTAAGAAATGGCAGTAATAGCAGAAGGCGGACCAGCAGGGAGAGGTTTAGCAGAATATATGAAATGGAGAAACAGAAGAAAACTCCTTAAAGGTCTTGGGAGAAATAGACCGACAATGAATACGCCAGCAATTCCACTACCTAAAGACGTAATGGAAAGAGGTGAAATACCAGCAATCCCACTACCTACGGTTACAGGTGCTATGCCGGGAACGATTCCAAAAGATGTAATGAGACCAAGAGGAATACCAAATGCTCTAAATATAGGACAAAGTGGACCTCCAAGAAGAAATAGTTATAGACACCATCCCGGTGGCTATGTTATACCTGCCAATGCAAGTTTAACGCCTGAATCACAGGCTGTAAGGGATTATCAAGGGTTTGTATCTGAAGGTAGTCCACATACTTATGCTAATTATCCTATGACTTCAGCTGGTCCAGATGCTATAGCGAGACAGGATTATGAGAGAAGTAGAAATGTAATAGAACCCTTCAGTTGGTATAAAGGTAATGAAGGTTGGTTTACACAAACACCAATTTCTGATAAATTGAAATCTATGATGCGTAAGGAAACGGGTGCAGCTATGACTCCTAATGAAATGAAAATGTTTATGGGTATGCCAGTAAAAGGTAGACAACAAGTTACTAATAGAGCAGACGACACAGCCGAGTGGAATGCCCCAGAAGGGATTTTCCCTAGGTTTCTGATAGATCAATTAATTAATAGTAATGTTCTAACTGAAGATGATGTAATTGACTTAGAGGCACCTGATGGGGATAGTTGGAAAATTCTACCTAGAGGTCTAGGACGTATGGACGAGCTTAGGAGAGCGTAAAATGGGGTTGAAAGATATCTCTGAAAATATGAACCAAGTTGATAGACTTTATGAGGCATTTAAAAGGGCTGAAACTGGAGATTTAGAGGGCGATGATGCATTCATTAGAACTAAAGCTAACCTAACTAAAGGTGGAAGTTCTGCATATGGTCCAACTCAAATGACTGGTACTTTGGTTAGAGATATGTTAGACCGAGGGGTAATTCCTGACCATTTAAAGGATTATGCAAATAGATTTTTAGACCAATCTGATTTGTTTCTTAAGTATGGTAATGAAAAAGGATTAAAAGGGTATGACCCTAAATATGATTATGGTGGGAGTGGTCATCTTACAAGTCCAGAGGATCAGAAAAATTATGAGGACTTATCTAAAGTATTAATAGCCCACCATTGGAATAATGCACAAAAGACAGCTTCTGGTTATGACGAGAGGAAACCAATGAGTTTTGCTGCAGCTGCTGCAGGGACAGACCCGATAAATACAGTAATTCGTGATTGGAGATTTGGACCTGATAGTAAGAAAAGTAGAGCGAATGATAGTCGCTACTGGCGTAGATTTAAAGAAAGTTTTTATAGAAAATGACCACTCCTCCGATTTACTCCGCTGGTAGTAAAGGTCAGAAAACCAGCACCTATTGGGAGGGGATATGGAATTAGATGAACAGTCTTATAAGTTGAAACTACTTAAAGAATTGGAAATAAAGAGGGAATTAGAGAAACGTAAAAGAATAGAGAGGAATAGAGATAACTTTAAAAGTTTTGCTAAAGACCAACTTAAGATAATAACTAAAGATGCCTCTAAAGGGTATGTTGAGTTTGAATTTAATTCCTGTCAGGATAAAATACATGAAGCCATCGAAAAACAAAGAGAAGATAAAGGGCGAGTAAGAGCTTTAGTATTGAAAGCTAGACAACAGGGTATTTCTACTTATACTGCAGGTAGAGTATTCTGGAAAACATATTATACTCCACATACAAGGTCAGTTGTAATTGCACACGATAGTGCAACATCAGATGCCTTATTTACTATGTCTAAGCAGTTCATAGATAGAATGTCTAATGATTTTAAACCAGAATTGATTAGATCAAATGCAAAAGAGGTTAAGTTCTCACATAATGATTCTGGATTTAGACTTTATACAGCAGGATCACCTGAAGCAGGTAGAGGAACTACGCCCACGATACTACATTGTTCTGAGTGTTCTTTTTGGCAGAGTGATGAGAAAATCCTAGCTGGATTATTTCAGGGAGTATCATCCTCTGATGGTACAGAGATAATTCTAGAGTCCACAGCTAATGGTGCCACTGGTGCTTTTTATAGAATGTGGAAAGCGGCTGAAAGGGGTGAAAACGACTATATACCTATATTCTTACCTTGGTTCATGACACAAGAGTATACTATGGATCCCCCTGATAATTTTCAGAGAACCATAGAAGAGGAAGAATTAGCTAAAACATATGACCTTACTGATGGTCAATTGTGGTGGCGTAGAATGAAGATAGGTGAAGGGGGAGAATCTAAATTTCAACAAGAATATCCTTCTACAGCTGAAGAGGCTTTTGTAGTATCAGGTAAGAATGTATTCAATGTAGATAAATTAAATAAACTTCAAACTAAAGGACCAGATTCTAGAAGAGAGTTTGATTCATCTATGTCTACATGGGAAGACCACAGAGAGGGAAATTTATTTATATGGAAACCTCCCGGATTTGATGAAAAATTTATTATTGGTGCTGATGTGTCACTAGGAGTTGGACAAGATTATTCAGCAGCAATTGTTCTTAATACAGATAGGGAAGTAGTTGCTGTTTATAGAGATAACCATGTTGATCCAGCTATATTTGGTAGAGATTTGTTTTACTTAGGAAGGTATTATAATAATGCTCTTCTTGCTGTGGAGTCTAACTCTATGGGTGTTTCTACTCTACAGAAACTTAAAGAAATGAAATATGTCAATTTGTATTATCAAACTCAAATTGCTAATTTAACAGACGAGGATGGCATAAGGTTGGGGTTCAGGACTACAAGTGCTTCTAAACCAGCTATAATATCTAACTTAAAAAATTGGATAGATAGTGATGATATTGCTATATGGTCTTCTGAAGTAATAGAGGAGTTGAAAGATTATGTATCAGATGATAAGGGTAAAACCTCTGCATCTAAAGGGTGTACAGATGATACAGTAATGGCTCTTGCAATTGCTGCAGAAGTTTATAGAACACACCTACATAGACTTACTACAGACAGAGTTGGATTTGAAAGTGTATTTATTCCTGAAAGACAAACTAATTGGATTTAATTATGGCTAAGAAAAACAAAAGAGTAACTGATGAAGAAATCACGAGTATTATTAATGATGCTATTCAACAGGCAGTAGGTAGTTTTACGTCCGGTTCTGAATTACAAGAGCAAAGAGAATCGGCTATACATTATTATACGCAACAAGCAAAAGGAACTCTATATCCCCAAGGAGTGTCTAAAGTAGTAACTTCAGATACTATGGAGATTGTAGATTCTTATTTAGCTGTTATATCTGAATTAATGCTGTCTAATGGTAAGATTGCAAAATTCAATCCATCAGACCCTAGTCAAACAGTAGCGGCAGGTCTTGCCTCTGAGTTGACGAACCATTGTATCTTTAGTAAGAATAATGGATGGGTAGACCTTAATACTTGGATTAAAGCAGCTTTGCTGTTTAAAAATGCAGTTATAAGGTGGAAGTGGGAGGAAGTAGAAGAGACCAAAGTGGAGGAGTACGAGAATATAAGTGTACTTGAGGTAGACGCTCTCTTATTAGAGGGTGATGCAGAAATAGTGGAAATGAGAGCTGGAGAGGGTTTTGACCCAGAATCTGGAAATGCTGAGGGGTTTTATGAGTATGTCTCTATAAGAAGAGAAGTTGATAAGTCCAAAGTATCTCTTGAAAATATACCACCTGAATCTTTTATGATTAACAGGGGTGCCACAGATATCCCAAGTGCATCATTTATCGGTATACAGACCGAAATGTCATTATCTGACCTAAGAGAAATGGGTTTTGATGTCGCTGATGATATAGGTGAAGGTACTGAAGCTAGTCATTTTAATCAAGACTACGAGTCGTCTGTAAGACAGTCGATTAATGAGATACAACAGAATTATGCTGATGATTCCTTGGGGATTGCCAATAGGGAAGTCGTTGTCACAGAGTCTTGGATTAAAATTGACAGAGACGGTGACGGTGTAGCTGAATTGAAAAGATTTATAACAGTTGGGGAGGAAATATTGCTAGAAGAGTATGCAGATTCCATACCACTAGCATCTTTGAATCCAATTGAAATACCATATTCTTTTTATGGAATGTCAATAGCAGATGCAACTAAAAGTGCAACTGAGATTAAGACAACTATAACTAGAGGTATGATCGAGAATGTTTATCTGTCTAATTATGGCAGAACATTAGCTGATCCCAATACAGTAGACTTTAGAGCTTTACAGAGTCCAGAACCACATCAGATTATCCCAACTAATGGGTCTCCGATGTCTTCTGTACACACTCTAGTTCCAGCTCAATTAGCACCGTCTACTTTTTCTCTGCTAGAGTTCATGAATACCGAAAAAGAGATGGCTACTGGTATGACCAGAGCGGCTCAAGGGATTAACGAAAAGTTATTTGATTCTGGAAACTCTGCTGGTAAGATTGCAATGGTAGAGCAAGCGGCACAGAAACGCATAGCGTATGTTGCACGCAGATTTGCTGAAACTGGATTTAAAGATCTATGCAGGGGCGTATACGACCTAATACTAGATAATTCAGAATCTATATTGAGAGATTATAGTTATTATAATATAACACCAGAATCTCTAATACCGTTAGAAGATCTCACAGTTGACATTGATGTTGGAGCTAATAGTTCTGCCAACACTCAAGAAAATATGATGATGATGGCTACACAAGTGATGCCTATGTTATATCAAGCTAAGGAAGCTAAAGGAATTATAAATCCAAAAGCTCCATTCACGATAGCAAGACAATTGCTAGAGTCTATGGGTATTGACAACTGGGTAGACTTTCTTGTTGACCCTGATACACCACAAGGGCAACAACAGGCTCAAGCTGCAATGCAAGAGGCTCAAAAAGAGCAAGAGATGGCTAGTAAAGATGAGCAAATGGAGCAACAGAAGATACTACTTACTCTTCAGAAACAAATGGCGGATATCCAGAAGAAACAAGCCGATATGGAATTAGATAGAGAGAAGTTCGAGTACCAGAAGACTAAAGATGCTGCTGAGATGCAGATGGAGCTTGCACTTGGAGAGCCAACTAAAATTGGTTAATGATTAACAGGAGGATGGGATGGATAAAGTTGAACTAGGACAACATGCAAAACTTATTATAGAAAATAAGGCTTTTGAAGAGATGTTTAGTATGGTTCGGACTAATTACCAGAATGCGTGGGCTAATACAGAACCACAGCAAGGGGACTTACGAGAAAGATTGTATAATACAATAGTAGGTCTCACTGACGTTAAGAGACAATTAGAAACTGTCGCTACTTTAGGCGACAATGTTGCGTTTAATAAGGAAAAGGAGGAATCCAGTGACAAGTGAAGAAAGAAGTATACTAGAGGAAGATCTTAAAATATACAAGTTACAAGAAGAAAATATAATGAGAGAAATAAGACCCTCTCGTGGAGGTTTCATGGTTAGACAACTATGTGAACAATTAAATGCCCTACAAATGGTTATTGACCGTTTAGAGGGGAAACTTAAAACAGCTAAGGTTACGACCAAGGCTAAAAAATAAAATTAATCTTGGAGGATTGATAAAATGCCAAAAGAAACTACCCAATTGGATGTGAACGAAGGTTTATCTGAAGATGAAATGTTAGATGCCCTTGCGGATGGCTTTTTCGAAGGAGAAGAAGACCTACCCCAGCAAGACGTGGATGACACAGAGGAAGCTGTAGAGGAGAGTGACGATGCCGAAGCAGACGAGACTGAAGAACTAACGGGAGATGAGCAGGAAGAAGAAGCAGAAGAATCAGAGGATGATGGAGAAGACCTACCTGAAACTGATTCAGAGGAAGAGTCTGAATTAGACTTAGATTACTTAGTACCAGTTAAAATTGATGGTGAAGAATCTGAAGTTACTATGCAAGAGTTGATCCGTGGCTATCAGACAGCAGCTCACGCCAATAAAAAGTCCATAGATGCAAGTCAACAGCTTAAAGTAGCTGAAGCACTAGCACAGGAAACAACTGCCCTTAAAGAGCAAAATGCTAAACTCCTTAGCAGTGCCGTAGATGCTGACGAAAGACAGTTAGCGGCATATGACAGGAAGATTCAACAGCTGATTGCCGATGATGAAATGTACGAATTGCCTAAGTGGCAAGAAGCACGAAGAGTTAAGGCAAAAGAGATTGCAGATTCTAAGTCTGAAGCTTCTAAGCTTGAAAGACAAGCAATAGAAGAACAAGAGAATGCTTACAATGCCAATCTACAAGCTTATAAAGAACAAGCAGTGGAACAATTAAATAGTAAAATACCGGGATGGGAGAAATCCTATGACGAGGTTGTAAACTGGGCTGTAAGAGACCTAGGACTACCTGATTTTGCCGATGTAATTGATCCTGATGTAATCGCAATAATGTATGATTATAAAACTCTTAAGGATGGTAAAAAATCTGCCGTTAATAAACGTAAGAAGGCTCCTGTTAAAAGTGTCAAAGCTACCAAATCTGTTAACAAAAGTGCAAAGGCTAAAGAGAAAGCTGATAAACTTCGAGAGAAGGTACTGAAAGGTGGAGCTACCGAAAATCAACAGGATGAATTTCTGGGATCTATGGTAGATACTATGTTTAAGTAATGCTTTTTCTTTTTAATTTAATATTTTAAATAGGAAATAGAAATGGCAATTTTTAAATCCGAGGATACGAAAGGTAAAAGAGAAGACCTCGCATCCTTTATATCGATGATAACGAGGGACGAAACTCCCTTTCTATCATCTATTGGTACTAAGAAGGCAACTGCCGTGTACCATGAGTGGCAAACTGACGAGTTGGCAGCACCAGCATCAAATGCTAAAGCTGAAGGTCTCGATTTCAGTGCCGCAGATACCCCAAGCTCGACAACTAGGCTAGGAAACTATTCTCAAATCCTTGTCAAAGAGATTAAGGTCTCAAAGACTTTGGATTCAGTTTCTAAGGCAGGTCGTAATTCTGAATTTGCTTATCAAATGAAGAAGAAGGGTACTGAGCTCAAACGTGATCTAGAGCATGCGTTGGTTGGCACTAGACAAATTACGGACGGTTCAGGAGTGGTTGATGCAGTTCCTGATAATACTGGACGTAAGATGGGTGGAGTCCAATCTTGGGTTCCTAAAGACCACGTCTGGGATGCCTCCGCAGGTACTCCAGCGTTCCAAGCTGCAGCTGGCGGTGACGGTAAAACTGCCCATACGGCAGGTACAGCTGGTACACACACGTTGGCTCTGACGGATGTTGATGAAGTAATGCAGAAGATTTATGAATCTGGCGGAAAGGCATCAGTTCTAATGATGTCTCCAAGCAATAAGCGTTCTTTCTCAACACTAGCACACGGTACTACTGGTACTAGACGTAATCTTGACGAGAAAGGTTCAATGAGACAATCTGTTGAACTTTATGAGTCAGATTTTGGTGTAGTAAAAGTAGTTCCTAACTACATTCAGGGTCTAGCCAGTGGCTTGGACATCTCTGATGGAGTTGGCGGTGCTACTGACGTTATAGTCTACGATCCATCTTGGTTCGCTATGGCTAATTTGCGTGCTCTTCATACAACAGATGTAGGTCAGAAAGGTGACTCTACAGTAGGTATGATCGTTGAAGAGACTACTCTTGAGTGTCGCAACCCACATGGTTCTGCATTAATTTCAGGACTAGGCGTATTAGTTGCTTAATTATTAGTAACTAAATACCATTTAGGGGGTCCTTTATGGATCCCCTTTTTTTTATTCGAGTGAGGAAATAATGGAATTTATTAAATATAACTATAAACCTGATGGTGGGTATAGTGCTGAACAGGAAGTAAGTACTTATTTAGATTATGCAAAAAGATCTAGAGCTATTAGTAGAGATACACTTAAGAAAACTAATTATAGAAGTTTGGCAATAGTTCCTGATATAGTTTCTGTAGATATATTTAATAAATTCGGATTAGATATCCATTCACCTGATAATGACCAAGCTACATTATCAAAAATAGCAAATATAATAAGACAACACTACCCCAATTTATTGACGAGTAGTATGATTAACAGTGTAATTAGGAGATAATATGGCATCAATACAAGACCAAGTTACTTTGAGAACTGGTGTAGCTGATTGGCTAAATAGGTCAGATTTGACTGATACTCAAATAGATCAGTTTATTGAGATAGCCGAAGCTAGACTTTATGAAGACCTCAGAGTTCCCACTTTAGAGGTAACTGAAGCTTTTTCAGTTGCAGTAGCTAATTCAAGTATAACGATACCTGCTGGTTTTATAGAAATTATAGAATTAAAACATTTAAAGGGAGGTACATGTAGTGTAAACCCAACTACGAACACAACAAGAGCTCTTTGTTCAGCTGCATCTGGAACTTGGACAGATGATGATAAAGATGATGATATTATCTTAAAAAGGATAGATTCTAGAGCGTTCAGTAATAATAAAGTTAAAAATGCCTATACTAGGGAATTAAATAATTTTCTTATAACTGATGATAATGGTGAACAGAAGGCTTCTGGAGAATACACTATTAAATTTTATAAAGCAGAAGACCCAATAGGAACTTATGCGACTGCAACTACAGCTGCAACTGCTCTTGTAGTTGGAAAATATTATAAAATTGCAGTTGCAGGAAATACTACTTGGACTAATCATGGTTCTGCTAATAATACTGTTGG